GCTAGGGGAACCAGATATCGACGCAGCTGAGGAAGCTCTACTCGATCTAGGTGACGCACTCGGTCTCGAAGTCGAAGTACTTCCCGCAGAGGGTGAAGAGGATCTAGAGGGCGAGGCTCCTGAAGATGAGCTTGAGCTCGAGGAGACCTATGAGATCGACGAGGCAATGCTTCGTCGGGAGCTTCGTAGGATTCGTAAGCTTAATGAGAACGATCCAGTCGACGGATCCGGAGACTCCTCGTTTGGTGGCGGTGACGCCGAGGACGAGCCCTTCGTAGAGGTAGACGAGGATGATCTTCTCAATGCTCTAGCCGATGAACTTGGAGATGCTCCAGTTCCCGACGCCGGAGGCGGACAGCCTCCCGGGCACGACGCGATGCCAGAGTCTTTAAGACGACGCGCACGCGTGAGAAAGATGCGTGAGGCAGCACGTCGTCGAGCCAACGCCAAGCGTGGCCGCCGAGCAGCTCCTCGTCGTACCTCTGGTGGAAGACGACCTTCCGGTGGAGGCCAACAAATCGCTGAGTATCGCAAGGTGGTGCATGCCCTTAAGGGACAGCTCACCGAGATGAATCTTTTCAATGCGAAGTTGCTTTATGCAAATAAGCTAATTCAAAATCGCAACCTAACAGCCAAGCAGCAAAGAGCAATAGTCGAGGCCCTGGACAATGCCAAGACGCTCCGAGAGGCAAAGCTTCTTTACAAGAGCTTGACTTCTTCGCTCAAGAAGGTCTCCAGGAAGACCCTTCAAGAGGGACGTAGCTCAAGATCGCTCGGATCATCCTCCAGATCAACCCGGTCGGCATCACCGACCAACAGTGGGCATGAGGTGGATCGATGGGCAGTACTCGCCGGTATTAATAACGGTGGGGACTAAGTCGAACTACTGAAACAGGACCTTTAAGGAGAAACAAATGTCCAAGACCTTTACACTTGATCAACTAACAGAGGGTATCCGCGCACGGCACCTCGGTTCCCAGAACCGTCGTCTCGTTGAGAAGTGGGCCCGAACCGGCCTCCTCCGTGGCCTCGAGGGTGTTCACCGAGAGAATATGTCCAGAATGCTTGAAAACCAGGCTGGTCAGCTACTCCGTGAGCGTTCCACCCTGTCCACGGGCGCTGGGGCCCTAACCAATGCTAACGATATTGCGGGATTCACTAACGTGGCATTCCCAATCGTCCGACGCGTCTTCGGCGGCCTGGTGGCCAATGAGCTGGTTTCTATCCAGCCCATGAGCCTCCCTTCCGGTCTGCTATTCTACCTTGACTACCAGTATGGTTCTGACGGTGGCGCTGATGCTTCCTCAACAGAAGCAGTCTACAGTCAGGGCGACTCCATTTACAACGGCCCATCCGGCAAGGGTGTACGCTCTGGTTCACTAGGAACCGGTGGTCAGTACGATCTCGCAGGTAGTGGATTCTCGCGCGTACATACCAATACAGATCTAGATGCGGATATTTTCCTCGCTTCTGGTTCGTATGCGGGTGCTGCTTCAGCTGGTGGAAACTGGTCTGATGGTTCTAAGCTTCACGCGACAGGAACTGATGGAAAGCTGCTTCAGTTCGACCCACAGGTCGGTGCTCTGATTGAGGAAGATCCCAATCGTGCAAACACTGGCCAGTTCCAGGCAGTTGTCCTCAATCTGGGTAACGCCTGCTTCGCCAATGCAGATCTCACGCTGGTGAAGGACATTGCTCTCCACTTCGGCGACACGACGCCTTCCTCAGCCTCTGGTCTTCCAAAGACTGTACAGGGTGGTGTTGGTATCGTCAACGTGCGACGCCTCAACCAGATTGGACAATGGTCGAACAACGTGTTCACCTCTGATCCTCTCATCAATCGGGACTCCACCGGTGCAGCCCTGATGGCTGTTATCTCCGGCTCGATGCTCGATGATGTAGATCGTGCGAAGCTCGAGGTCTCTGTTGTTCTGGACTCCGCGTTGAACTCATCGAACGGTGAGTCTCTCGTGATTCCCGCCTTTGAGTCGAACTTCCTTGCAACACCGTCTCCGGCAATCCCAGAGATCGATATCAAGATTGAGTCGATCGCTGTGACAGCGGTTACCAGAAAGCTACGTGCCAAGTGGTCACCAGAGCTTGCTCAGGACCTGAACGCCTATCACAGCCTCGACGCTGAGGTGGAGCTAACCCAGATCCTCTCCGAGCAGATCGCCCTAGAGTTGGACCGAGAGATTCTCAACGACCTACTCACCCAGGCGAATGGTGCAAACCTCTACTGGAGTCGTGCACCTGGTAAGTTCGTTAACAAGGAGTCTGGCGCTGAGATTAATCAGAGCTCCAGTCTCGCTCCCGGACCCTCCTTCACGGGAACTGTCCGCGAGTGGTACGAGACTCTCATTGAGACCGTCATTGACGTGGCAAACACCATTCACCGTAAGACGCTGCGTGGTTCTGCTAACTTCATTGTGGTGGGTCCTGATGTGGCAACTATCCTTGAGGCATCGGTCTTCTACCGCCCATCCTACACCCTAGACGGTGAAGGACAGGTCAGTGGTCCGATCTCCCTGGGAGCCGAGAAGGTTGGTACGCTGAGCAATCGTTTCACGGTCTACAAGGACCCCTACTTCCCACGCAACAAGATTCTTGTTGGGTACAAGGGTGGTAGCTACCTTGAGACAGGATACGTCTACGCTCCGTACGTGCCGCTTATCGTCACTCCGACGATCTTCGCACCTGAGGATTTCACTCCTCGTAAGGGCGTGATGACTCGCTACGGCAAGAAGATGGTTCGTTCCGATTTCTACGGAACAGTGACGCTCATGGATATGAACATCATCTAAACCAAGTTCAGTTGATCCTCGGATCAGATCAGGGGTGCTTCCTTTGGAAGCACCCCTTTTCTTTTTCCCTATGAACATGATAGTTATATGGTATGGATAAGTGTGACTCCAAGAAAGGCCGCGCATCACTCAAGAAGCTGAGAGAGCTAACTATCTCTCTCAACGATAGGGACGCCCAGCTAAAGAAGAACGCAAAAACCCTTTGGGTTGTTATAGAGTCACTCAGGGAAGTTCGAAGTATACTCTCCGAAGGGGATCCTGATATTCCGTGTGTTGTTGAACGTATAGAGACAGTTCTAGAGTTAGTTGAAACATACGGATGTAAGAGGGTTTATAATGAGTGATGATGCACAGAATGGCTGGAACGAGTACTCTAGATTAGTCCTCAAAGAACTAGAATCCCTGGCAGAGAATATATCTGCGCTAAACAAGGAAATACAGGAGCTCAAGCAAGAGATTGCTCAGATGAGAGCTAAGGAAGACCGAGTTGAAGAGCTCAAATCGTGGAAAGAGAAGATCGACGAGGTTGCATCACCGTCACAGCTCAAGGAGCTAATGGACGAGGTCCAGTCACTCAAGATATTTAAGACGAAGGCAATTACAGTGTTCGCAGTTATACAATTTGGTATGGCAGCAACAATCTGGTTGCTTAAAATAGTCGCTTAAGCGAAGGAGAAAGAATGCCTGCAAAAAGCATGATACCAAAGAAAACAACCAAGACAGCCAAGACAAAGTCAGCTACGACCAAAAAGGCTGTAAAGTCCACACCGGCGTCGGAGGTCTCGGCGCTACGCACTGAAGTAAATGATCTCAGAGCACGTCTGGATTCGTTGACACATGTGTTGCACACAGAGTTTAGAACCCAGATGCGCCATGGAACTCGTCATGTTGCTAAGCGTCTGGCCCAAGAGGGTCTAGTCGACAACGACTAGCGCAATCACCTTAACACTAGACGTTTTGAGGCTAAAATCAATTGAAGAGGCATGCCTCTTCTGTTTGATAGGATTTTGAGAAAATGTTAACATTAGATAACGATCAGGTAGCTGCTCTTAATACGCTTATTGCTGTCGCACAACGAGCCCAGGCTCGCGGCGTGCTTTCGCTTGATGAAGCAGCTGCTACCCTCGCTGCAATCCGGGTCTTTGTTCCTGCTCCGGAGGCTGGGGCCTCTGCCGAGCCCGAGAACGAGTTGTCCGCTGACGACGAAGCTCAAGATAATTCTTCCGAAGAGTAATTAACTCTAGGGTTATCCCAACCATCGCCAGGTGGAGTGTCACGTAATTACGTGACACTTTTTTCCCAGGCCTCTGACGTCGCTCTCTGACACACATATTTAGTGATGTTAGATAAAGGATTACGTCGGAGACTTACATGGCAACATTTGCAGATACACTGAATCCAACGCCCTTTGGGCTCTTTGATACTGACGGCAATTTTCAGCTTGAGGCTGACGCCATGGTAACCTTTGTAAAGAGGAAGCTGGGTGATGATATTCTCAGCGTTGAGTTGACAAAGAAGCAGGTCTGGGCATGCTTCGAGGAATCGTTCTGTGAGTACGGCTCAATAATCAATCAGTATCAGGCACGCTCCCAACTAGCAAATCTCCTCGGCGCGCCAACAGGGTCGTTCCTATCAGGCACAGAACAGAAATTTCCTAGGG